CTTAGAAAGCCGGGACCCACCTACGTTTTAGAGTAAGGCTGTAGGGCCTTGGGGATGTCTCCAAGTGCTCTTGGTCGGCAGCACCAATGCTGCCCAGAGGATCCACGAGGAACCCTCTGATACGACTAAAACACTTCGCAAGAGCGGCGAGGCCCGTGAGGGCATCGTCGTCTCTCGGCGGAATGGCGACGAGAACACGATTTTCAAAGTGTTGCTCTGCATCATTCCACCGACGTTTTGGCACAACTTCGCTGTGGAAGTGCCAACCCACTGCGGGGTTGTCTTCAGGCGTTTGCGGGAGTTTTCCCACAATCGCTTCGACCGCCTCCCTCATGGCAGCCGCGGTCTTCCTGAAACCCAGCAAACTAAGCTGGTTACAGGTAGACACTGCAGACAACAAACCGGAAACGTCCTCGCGATTTGCCGGAAGGTCCCGACGGAGGTATACTGGTGTTACCAGCTCTCCGTCGTAACAATCCGCTCCGCAAGACTCTCTGAATTTTCCATTCCAGAAAGACTTGTGTCGGTTGACCCGGAACCCCAAGGATTCGAGGTCATCACAAATCGCAGGTGCCTCGTTTGACGGGACGACGATGTCGTCACCGTAAACGTACACGTCCCGTCCGAGTGATCGGACGGTTTGTGCGTTGATGTGGCAGCCACCTCTAACTGCCCGTGAGGCGATGATACTCGTAAAGAATACCAACGCCTCGATTGGGAAGCAGAGTGCTGAGCCCATGGACGCGAATTTCCGGAGAGTGACAATGTCACCTGACGGAAGTTCAGCGCGCATGCTGCGGCTAGCCAAAGCAAGTGACCGAAAGATCGGTACACCGGCCAAAGCAGCTTCAACATGAGCCAAGGAGACGCGATCGCTGGCATCTGACATGTCCAAGGTGGCCAATTGGCCATCGTTGGAACCTTGCAGGGCCAAGTCTTGATTTATACTTTGGTTACGGAAATTAATCCGTCCCGAAGTAAGGGGCGAACTGTTAAGTTCGTCCACAAGCAATTGCTTAAGAGCTTGCTGTGCATATTGCATGCACACGGGCTCGACAGCAATAACGCGCGGCGTCTTCTGGGTCTTAGGTACGAATACAACCCTCACGGGTTCTTCGCAACCAGGCTCGACGAAGTCAGGAAGCTCAAGATTAAGGGCGTACGCCAGGAAATCGACGAGATTCTCGTCGATATCGGATGCCTCACTCAAATGAGAGTGACACCCGAATCTCCAGTACGTAAAGCCCGCCTCGTCAAGCCTCTGATGCCATCTCTTGAAATACCATTTCTGGTTTCCAGAGATGTGCTCGCGAGTGGCCTTGGGGCCGTGCTTCGGAACCAACGATGACAGAACGTCATCGTTCTTCAGTCCGGTGCAAGAGTCCATGAGGACTTTGGCTACCTGCTGAAACGCTTCGAACAACGGACCTTCAAGCCTCTCTGCGACTTCGCCATCAACCGATTTGAACCGTGCAGTGGCGTCGAGAACCCGCTCTTGCGAGCATGGTCTTTCGATCTTCTTCCCGAAGAGACAAATTTGTCTCACCAGGCGGATGCAATCCACTGAGGGTTCGTCTCGGAGGCTACCATCGCCGTCGAACACATGACACAGGAGTCCCTGAAGAAATTCAGGAATTCCGGAATGCGTCTTGCCAAAGGCAAGGAACATCCCAGGGGTCACCCGACGTTCATCGAGACTTCTTTCGAAGTCACGAGCGAACATCGGAAGGGTGATAGTAATGAAACTATCGCCTTCGTGATCGACGCGGCGCCGCAACGTTAAAACGTCGCGACGCAGGTTGGCACCACTCTTCCTCCCACAATCTAGTAGGAGGAGCTCGAGGAGATCTACAAGGCTTTTCACCCTGCCCTTCCTTTCTAAAGGGGGTCAGAGTCCAGGTGCTCACCGAGTCCCTGGGAAGCCTAGTCACTCACGTTGGGGGGCCTTTCGGCCCCCCGGAAGACTTGATTTTTCGGTCAAGTCTCACCGTTTGCCAGCTTCAGGATATTTCCCGACGTCAGCCAAGCGACCAAGGCATTGCCAAGGTTCTGGGCATCGGACGGAAGCAATCCAGCACTCGGGAAATCCAGGGTGAAGGTAGCCGACATACTGCCCGGAATATTCTGGGCAGGAATGAGCGGATCCGACACAGTGGAATCCCGACGAAGCCGGGCGACGACGCGCGATCTGGCCTTGAACTGATGCGAAAGCTGGAGATTGTAAACAATCCCAGAATCGTTCAGTTTGTACTCAGATTGCACGTCAGTCCTTCCAATAGTTGGAAGAGACTTTGCAACAGTGGCGTAAGTGACAGACTGAGGGTCGGTGAACAATCGGCTCTCCTCTACATTGGCGAAACTTTACTCTTGGAAATACCAAGAGCGGCGAGAATGCCTAGTTGTCCTCCCGAAAGGGAGGATATGTCGGCACTCAGACCGTAAGGGTTTCCACCTCCTCTGCGGATCTTAGACTCTGTTTTTGTGACAGAGCGAAAGTCCTGATCGCAATCAGGGTGAACGAAAACGTCACCAGGATTGCTGGCTGCAACGTTAACATGGGCAGTCGATTCCGTTTTGGTTTCGAGATGCTCCATGGTATACGAATGCAGGCAGACGAGGTTCTCGACTGCGTTCAGAGACATGTTTGACATAACGTCACCCACGTTCTCGAACCAATCGACGAGCCAGGACCAAGGTAGCACTTCCCACAGCAAGTCGGGACCAGGAATGGCCCCAAACAACGCTGCGCGAGCGCGTAGGTCCCACTGCGACGACGACACGTCAGGAATCCAGTATCGGTATTTAGCCGAGAACCAGACCTTGCGTGAAGTCGTGACAGTACTGCTGTAACTGGTCGTTCCAGCGAAAAACGCTGGAGGACCACCAAGAACATTGGCGAACGGGTAGGAGAAATCCTGACTCGTCGGTACAGAAGTACTGTCGTCCTCAATCGTTGCCCTACGGTTGATGCCTCGACCATTCTCACGAATGATCTTGCCCAACTGTTTATCAACGCTCTGCCAAAGATAATACATCTTTCGCAGGTCGCTAATAAAGGGCCTCCATCCGAAAACCACATTGAGGTATTCAGAACCAAGGTTCTGAAAACTTGTGAGGTTTTCGCGCAGACGCTTCGGGAGATCACGGAAGGTAGTATTTACAGTTTTAAAGCTGTACTTACCCCCCCCACGTTGACCTCTACTGCCCCTCTTGCCGAGGAGCGGTATATGCGGAAGGTCGCGCAGTTCTATTAGGAACTGCCCGACAGACGCAACCGGATTGCCTGGCCTGGTACGATTGTACCCCTTAGCATAGTGACCTTGTAAGTCACTATCCCGAGAGGCCCAATCTGGAACAGGCATGGGGTTCGGCGGGCCGGTTTGGCAAGGTACTACACCCATACAGGTGAAGGGTCCCAGCTGAAACGTGCCCACAGACAACGGGAAGTTGAATTCTTTGCTGTGAGAGCAAGAGCTCTTCCAGCAATAGAAAGAACCTCCTCCACTCCATGCTCCCGAAGGGAGTATGAAGTTGGATTGAGATACGAGCAAAGCATCGTATTTCCAGTTGTACACCTGAGTATACCCAAACACCGGACTACCCACTGGGGTAGGAAAGGCGAATGAGTCGACTTTGGGTCCACTGGAAGACATCGCAGAAAGCTCCCTTACAGGGAAGTGGGGGGCACAAAGAGGCAACTCTTTGGAAGAGCGTGCCTGGGGGACCTACGGG